CGGTAGACGGAGCCTGTAGGCCAACGTACTGACCGCCAGAGGCATCTTCCAAGCGCAGATCACCCTGCGCGGGTATCGACACATTACCCGAGGCATCCCTATTTACGGATTTATCCGCAGGGTAAGTCAGGAAAACGTCTTTGGTTCCCGCACTGAAGTTCACGGCATTATTGCTGTTGGAACTGGCAAGAACCGTGGTGCGGGTTATCGTGTTACCGCTACTTGCATAGGTGCCTAGACCAACCTCAAAAGCGAGGTTGTTGTCATCAATGATGGCGTAGTAAGTAGTATCCGCATCCGACAGGACAGACGAAAAGGTGCGGAAGTTGGGTTCTGCACCCGCGAGCGAAATCGCGCCTGTACCTGTCGATGTGGTGGTTTCTTTTACGCGATCAGCAACGACCAAGGCCATAATTATGCAATCCGAATAATAGCGTTAGATGCGTCAGCAGTTGGGAACACGATGGTGAAGTCACCAGAGCTTGATGACTTGTCAGCGCCAAAATCCAATACAAGGACGGTATTTGTGGTTCCACTTCCGCTACCTGCCGTGGTGTTGTAAATCAAGGCTCCACGCGCCGTCAGGGTGCTGGAAGAGAACGTGAGATCGGCAAAATCGGTCAGTGCCGTGGTTCCCGAGGTGGTTGGGGTCACGTTGGTCAACGTGCCGCCACCTGCTGAATAGCCTGTACCGCTGATCTCATTACTGGTCGTGTACGCTGTGGTTGCCGCATTGAAGCTGGCTGAATTGGTGTACATCGCCAGCTTATACGTATCGCCAGAGCTATTTGTAAAATCGTGTTTGGCCTGAAGCAGTTCTTGCTTAAAGCTGGTACACATAAAATTTCCTGAGAAGGCCATGTCATAATCTCCCGATAAGTTCAGCCAAGTCTTTGTGCCCTGCGTTAAGCAGAGCGTTGTTAACAGTAGTCCTGTCGCTTTGAACGGCTTCCTTCATATAGAAGACAAGAACCGCTCTCATATGCTCCTTATAAGCTATCGCTTGATCTCTAATAGCGGGCGGTGCCGTATCAGAAACGCTAAGAAGTTTGGTTAAGCATCGGTCAGCCACCTCTTCCGGGGTGAAACCACGATGTTGAGTAGTCTGAACTTCGACTATGCCCGGTGATAGTGTAACTCCTTCAAAGTTCATTGTTTAGGCCTTATGACCATGCCGGTCATGTATTGATCCGTCACTTCCTTAGATTCTCCAAATTGCTTCATACCAATGAGAGCATTTTGCAATTGAGCAGTGTATAGAGCTAAAACATCCTGCTCACCTTTCATAAAGGTGTACGCCTCTAACAAACTGCCATATAACAGCGCCAAAGGCGCGTTTTCACTAAGCCACGACTGACTTGTATCGCTCAAACTGGTCAAACTGGCGGGTCGATAGTAATAGTGTAGCTCTGCCGTCAAAGCGGCATCTGGAGTAGGGGCTAAAATAAAATTACCGCTATCAAACATCGCGTAGTATCTAGGCGTTCCCGTGGTGCTACTGTTGGGGTTGAACGTCTGCAAGAAGTTAACGTCCTTATATTCAACAAAAATTTTGGACGAAGAGACTTCAAAAGAAAGCGAAAACGGGGCCAAAAAATCAGACGGGCAATCTAGAAATTGATTAGACGCGGTGGAAGTTCCGGTAACATTTTTACGGAACTCTGAAAGCTGTACATTCTTGAGAATCCGTTCTTCAGCATTGCGAATAAACACGGGAAGATTATTGGTAAACGTCGTTTCGTCGTTTTCCGTGTAGTCTTTTATGGCCTGTTTTAGTTCACCGTAAGTAAAGCTCATGAGATTGTCACCGTAACTGAGCCTACAGAGCCTGTCAGAGCGTCCGTTGCATCAAGCTCTGAAGGCAATTGGGCTACACCCGAGGTAGACCAATTTCCATCACCTAAATAGCTGATGCCGTTTGTAGTCTTAACCAAAAAAGCACTGGTTGGATTATTCGGCTGTGGTCTAGGGTTTAACAAGGCTTGTGGGTCCACAGCTTTCCTACGAGGCTCTAGCTGGGGATGTTTTGGCTCATACTCATCAGGACCCACCAACATGCCCGTCCACTCACGCTTCATTTCGTTTAACTTGTAACGAAAGCCCGAGCGATCTGATATGCCGTATGCGAACTTACCGTTAGCAAACCTAGCCATTACAGAATCCTTGAGTAAGCCATTGAGGGTTGAATGTTAAAGGAAGACCTGTCCCTATCCTCAGATGCGGCCCTGTCAAACTCTTCTTCATAGACCGCCTTGAGAAGCTGTACGCGTTCAGGGGCACGTTTCATTGAAAGGTAATACGCCAAACCTGCGGCCAAACAAGGGTAAAACCGAAACGGCAAATCCATGGTGTTTGTAAAGGTATCTGCGTCATCCATACGCACAAGCTTGTCAATAATCACTGTGTCTGTGCTGTTTTCAGGTACAGGCCACAGCTTCAACACAGGGTTAATCTGCCGGTCTATAAAGAACTGAGAGGGACGTGCTTTGGTCGTTTTAGTGGGTATATTGATGTAATCACCCCTACTAATCCTTTCCAGCGCAAAATCCGTGCCACTTCTTCGTATGACAGCGTCCAGCACATCAATGGTGGATGCTCCAAGCGTGTACTCAGCAGTGTCTTCGGTAAGCGAAACCGTTGTTTGCTCAATTGTCCATTGATTCAAACCCCGGTTTGCCCAATCGGCCAACATCAAGTTCAAAGACCTTTTTGCGGTTTTAAGGTCATAACCGGTGCGGACTTCTAGCCCACAGCGTTCATAAGCCTCTTCGATGTAATCGCTTACATCTAACTCAAAGTCTGTTGAACCTGAAACAGCCATTACTTATAACCTCGGACCCGTGGCTTTGGACAAGGACTCATAGCTTCCTGTTTGTGTGCGTTTACCGGACCGCCGTGCTTCATGAAACCCATCTTGTTTCGGACTTCAGTTGGTAGTTTTGGCAAACCTTTATTTCCCTCTGGAATTGGCTTTAAGTTCTTAGCCATGGCTATAACGGCTTCTTTGAGCTACTACGGACTACGGCACCGCCATTTGCTCTCTTAATCGGCTTGGCTTTTTTCTTGGGCGCACCACCCTTACGCATACCCGGAGGCTTGTCTTTCATCGCCATACCGCCACCACGCATTTTCTTGGGCGGTACTTTTGCTTTAGGCGGGGGGTCCATCATGGCCTCGCCACCGTCTTTGAAGGCCATGCGTCGCTTGGTCTGTGGTGCAGGGCCTGCGACATTTTCAAAAACGGGTTTTTTGCGGGGGACTTTGCCACTCCGTCTTGCACCACCCCCTTCTTTCATACCCGGCGGCTTGGGTTTTGCTGACATACCACCACCGCGCATTTTCTTAACAGGCTTGGCTTTTTTCTTGGCCATACCATTCCTCATTCCCTTTGGTCCCGGCATCACAGAGTCTCCTGTATAGTTCCTGACGCTCGTCCCACAAACCAGCGGTTTCTGGGTCATTTAAGTACTGGTCATAGTACCCTTTTTCTCTCAGCATTTCTGCCGATTTTTCAATGGTAGATAGCCGTTGCACAAACAACATGGTGTATGGCTCTTCCACCAAGTAATCAAATTCTTGATCAAACGCCTCTTCGCTTTCGTCAAACGGGTGAAAGCCCATGACCCACAGGTCTTTCTGTATAAAAATACCCATGGATATGGCACTGTTTAAAGCCCCGATATAGTCGTGAAACTCTTGTGATTCTTCAACAAAATCAAATTGCACAAACAAAATTACATCGTAAGTGTCGTCAAACTGTGACAAAACTGTGTATAAGCCTTGCATAGATTTGTCGTAACTAAACGAAAAACCTACCTTGTCAGATAAAAAAGCTTTTTTGGCGTAGGGACACGCCGGAATGTCGTTAAAAAAAGGGTTAGGCTTATCTAGAACTTGATCGGCCCATTCTTTTATTTCTTCAATGACTCTTTGTTCTAGGTCCATGACTAGTCATACCTAGTCTTCTTTCTGCGCTCGGGCATCACCGCGCCACAACCTCGGTGATTCTTACGTATTTCGCCACCATTAGCGGCCTTACGGACTTTAGCGGCCTTAGTGTTAGACACCACCTGCTTACCTTTTGCGCCCTCACGCTTCTTTTTACGCGCCGTAGCGGCACGTTCTGATTTGCTCAAGCTGTTGGCCTTAGAACGAGGCAAGCAACGGTCGGGCCGTTTTTTGTTCTTAGACGTGCCGCATTCCCCAACAATGTTGCCACTGCTGTCAATACGGACCCAATCTTGGTCCAGCCACTCTTTGAGCTTACCCATTAGCGGCCTTTCCTTTTGCCGCCTTTAGATTTTTTAGCGTAATTAGGGTCTTTGCAGTATTTACTAGCGGCCAAATTAGCGTAAGCAGAAGGATATGTGTCAAAAGTGCGCTTTGCCCACGCCTTACCTTCGGGACAAATTTTACTGCCTTTGCTTTTACTAGACGCCGCACCACCTTTACGCATGTAAGTGACTTGGACTTTTGATTTTTTTGGCCCTGTTTTTACCCGTGAGCCAGAAATTCCCATACCCATAACATCACCCTATCATCTTAGTAAAAATCGGGGCGCTTATAATCAAAACAGCTAAACCCCAAATTTTTATATCTAATTTGTTTAAAGACTGTTTTTGGTCATCCAGCCTTTCTTCAATACGGGCATAACGGAGCGCGCACTCTGCTTCGTGCTGGTTTAGCTTTGCTAAAACATCCTCTAACTTCATGACTATCACCAAGCTTTACAGGACCAATACCTAGCAGAAAATTTATCCTTTGCCGTATCACAGTTGTGACGCGCTCTAAAATTACTTCTGCGACCCGGCTGTGACTTTTTAATCGACATGTTTGGATCGCCAAAGCGAACCAGCTTTACTTCCTTGCCTTTCTTAGCCAAAACTGCGCTTTTCTTGGACTTTCCGGGCGTTTTTTTAGGCTTGTTGTAGCCTGCAAAAGTTTCCCCTCGGTAGCTTAAACGACCAGAGGGGAGCCTTTTTACGTCTTTGGTAGTAGCCATCAGCTAAAGAACACCGTGATTGCCGTAATGTTAGTTAAGACACTAACAAAAATGTCAGATACCTTAATCCCCTCATCGGGAATGTTGACCGAGTGTGTCTCGCTTGCAGAAAAATCCAAGTCTAATACGGTGCTCCCGCCACTTCCGTCCGTCACAGTAAGACGTGGCGTTCCCGAAGCAGAAAAAACTTGGATCTGACGAATACGAGCAGGCCCTACGCCAGCAGAGCCTGTCCCGGTCAGACGTTTTGCTTTTACGTCTGAGTTAGCCATGGCTTTCTCCCGTTAGGATGCGTCAGAAGTGCTGGAAATTCCAAAAAACTTCAAGACAATAACTGTGTCGCCGCCGGGATCGCCCGAAACAACAAGCTCAACCTCATCTGCTGTGCCTGTAGCCGCAGTGGTCGTGCCACCGGACATACCAAGAACACCGTTACAGGGGAAAAACCCTTTAAAACCGGTAGAGTTTAC